CTGGCTGGTGGCCGCACCGACCTCCGCGGATGTCCGCTCCACCTGCTTCGAGGGCGACTCCGGACTGATGAGCGTCATCCCCGGAGCGCTTATCTCTGAGTACAACAAGGCGCTACACGAACTGAAGCTGATCAACGGGAGCCTGATCAAAGGCATCCCGGCGTCCGAGCCTGAGCGGTTTCGGGGGCCACAGTTCCACGGGGCTTGGTGCTGCACCCCGGGGACGCTCATCGCAATGGCAGACGGGTCGCAAAAGCCAATTGAGTCTGTGCATGAGGGTGATTGGGTAATGACCCGACATGGCCCGAGGCGAGTCTTGGCTGCTCAAGTTTCGGGCAATCCCAACGACCTAGTACATATCGATTGTGGGGTAACGAGCTTGACGGTTACGGTCGATCATCCGATACTTGTTGGAGACCAGTGGATTCCCGCTGGCGACATCAAGCAAGGTGATTTGCTATGGGCTACAAATACATCGGAAGCCGCTACGCTCACAGGGTCATTTATGCCAAATCAACCGTGCGAACTTATCGCACTGAGGCGTCTGGAGGTATGCCGCGCCGAACGCTTGCCGAACTCGCTGACCTACAACTTGACGGTCGAGGGTGAGCACGAGTTCATCGCAAACGGCATCGTTGTCCACAACTGCGACGAGTTGGCCGCTTGGGACTATCTGCAAGAGGCATGGGATCAGATCATGTTCGGCGTGCGGCTGGGCAAGCGCACCCGTATCCTATGCACCACCACCCCGAAGCCCAAAGACTTGATCGTTGAGCTAGTGGGTAGGGAGGGCGACGATGTCAAGCTGACGACCGCCTCGACCTACGCCAACCTTGCCAACCTCGCGCCGTCGTTCCAGAAGCAAATCTTGCAGTACGAGGGCACGAAGCTAGGCAGGCAGGAAATCTACGCTGAGATCATTGACCCCGAAGAGTCGGGCATCGTCAAGCGCGACATGATCAAGCTCTGGCCTGTGGACAAGCCGTTCCCCAAGTTCGAGTACATCCTCCAGAGCTACGACTGCGCCACCAGCGAGAAGACGATCAACGACCCGACCGCCGCGGCTACTTGGGGTGTCTTCAAGCCGCAGGATGGCCCGATGTCCGTCCTGCTGATCGACTGCTGGCAAGACCGCCTCCAGTACCCCGACCTCCGGCCCAAGGTGCAGGACGAGTACGAGGTGGTCTACGGTGAGGGCAAGAACCGCAAGCGCGTTGACCTCATCCTGATCGAAGACAAGAGCGCAGGCATCTCCTTGATCCAAGACCTCCAGCGAGCGCACCTGCCTGTCCGGGCGTACAACCCCGGCGGGGCTGACAAGCTCCAGCGGCTCAACATCGTCTCCAGCCTCTTCGCTCGAGGCCGGGTCTGGATGCCTGAGTCCAGCCAGAGGCCGGGCTATGTCCGGGACTGGGCCGAGCCGCTCCTGAGCCAGCTTTGCAGCTTCCCCGATACGACCCACGACGACTTCGTGGACGCCACGACCCAAGCCCTGCGGTTCCTCCGGGACGCAGGATTCATTGACATTGATGGCCCATCGCCGGAGGCATACGATGAAGACGACTACATCGACTCAGGACGGCAACGCAGGGTTAACCCTTATGCGGCATGACATCAAGATCACGATGTGCGCTGGTCGTCTTGAGTTTGCCGTCAGCGACAAAGGCTTCAGTGCCAGCGCCGAAGCCCTCCACGATGTCCTTGCTGACTGGCTTGACGGTGTGCGAGCGCCTCGGAGTGTGTCAGGTGACGCCAAGGTGCCGCAATTGCCCCCACTTGACACGCCATGACAAAGCCCTATAATTCAAACCGTCCGGAGTGGCATCTGGGCGATGAATGGATTGAAGCCCCGCAGAGTCCTGTGTGGTCTTGTCGTACGGCAAGCGAGTCTTTTGATCCATTCAATCGCTGCGCTGTTGCTCTCGCCAAGAGCCAAGACCACAGAGCGCTTTGCGGGGTTTTTGCTTTTGGACAGCCTGATGCGGTGCGTCGATGGTCAGGTTTGGGATACCCGGTTACACGAGCAAGCCAGAACCGGGAGCGTGGGCGAATTCCTAGAGCGCGGCGGTTGAAAAAGTCTGGGATAGTGCAGTGCGACGGCATGGCTCCGGGAAGCACGAAGCACAGAGCGAACTTTGGTTATGACCACGGTAAGGCTGTGCTTTGCTCAAACATTCACCAAGAAGCAGGTTATCCGCATGAGAGTGTGTGAATGTGGCGGGATTGTTAGGCAGCACGAACTGATCCAAAACAGGGAGGCGTGGACTTGCAACTGTTGTGGGCGCAGGGAAGTTGTTCAGCGGCAACCGATAGACTTGCAAACTTCAGAGGTGCATAATTCCAACAATTTAACCGCTGAGGTCGAGCATGGCCGACAATAAACCCGCCTTCGGTGTATTCCCCCAAATGAAACCCCGGCGGTCTCAGCAAGACCGGGAGGCGGCAAGGAATGTTCCCGTTGATCTGGCTCGCGGCTTTGTGTCTGGCACGCTGGGAATGCCGGGAGACATCGAGGCTCTGGCGCGTCTGCCGTATGAACTGATAACGGGCAAAGAGTCCCCGACCATCCTGCCGACATCCGGCGACATCGAAAAGCGCCTTCCGTTCAAGTCAGACACGCCGGTAAGCCGTGCGGCAACCGGGCTGGGGCAACTGGGTGGTGGCGCGTACACCGGCCCTTTGTCTGGCGCTCGTGCCGCTACAGCCATCCCCAAAGCCTTTGTTCAGGCTGGCAAAGACTTTGTAATGGCTGCTCCGCAGGGCGCTCCCCGGATGTTCATTGGCCCCAAGGCCAAGACATGGGATCAGGCCGCGGCTGATGCGGCGGCAAGGATGGAGAAGCAGGGCGTCGATCCTGTTGACATTTGGCGCCAGACCAAAACCTTCCGCGGGGCTGACGGCATTCAACGGCAGGAGATCAGCGATGTTGGCGCGGTGTTTCGCAACCCAAAAGAACTGAAAGAGTTGGGCGAGGCCAAGAAAGCTCAAGCTCAAGAACTCAAGAGCCGCTTGGTTACACCCGCTGGTCAGAAAGACTTTTGGCCCAAGCAACTGACAGAGGCCAAGAGGCCAGTGCGTGAGGAGATCAAGGCGCTCAAGGCGGATGTTGACCTACTGGGCCGATACTCTGATGTTCGCGGCCAACCCGCAAGGCTCGCGCTGGAACACCCGGAGCTTTATGCCGCTTACCCAGAGCTTGGCGAAATCACGGTGTATCAGGGCGGAAAGTCAGGCTTGGGCGGCACCAAAGGCTCTCTCATGGGCGGCAAGACTGATATGCAAATGGACATCACTCAGGCGGGCCTGAGAGACAATCCGCGATCAACTGCGTTGCATGAAATGCAACACGCCGTTCAGACTTTGGAGGACATGGCTCCGGGAGGCTCTCCAACCTTTGCTTTTAACAACCCAATCACGCACGAAATTTACAAGCGTAGGATCAATGAGCTTTATCAGCCGCCGACATTTGAAGAATTTCAGCGAGCCAACAGATTCCCCGAGGACAAAGCCGCTGCCGCTTATGATGAGTTTGTCAGAACCTACAAGCCAATCATTTCTCCTGCTGTTGAGAGGTCGGTTCAGCAAGAGGCCGCGATGGAATACTATAAGCGGCTGGCTGGCGAGGCCGAGGCCCGTGCAACTCAAGCCCGTGAGCCAATGTCTGCTCGTGAGCGAGCGCAGGAGTTTCCGTATAGCAGCTATGATGTTCTGCCCGAAGACCTGATCGTCAAGCCAGCCAAAAGCGATCCACTCCAGCCAGAGGCGGAATCCATCAAAATGCAAACGGGGCCAGCCAATTACAAAAATGTAAAGGCTGGAGATACTCTTGGTGACCTAACGGTTGGCGAAAATATATCTAATACAGGGTCTATATTTGCGTCTGGGATCAGCAATGTTTTGCCCGGGATTCGCGCAGTTCCAATGTCTTCTTTTGAGGTTACCGCACCCCACGACCTGTTTTATGCCAAAAGCGACATTGATCGGGTAAAAGCATTGGCTGACGAAATAAAACAATCGGGCAGGATTGACCCCATGATTGTTGGCGTTGATGACAAGGGCAATTACATTCTTGAAGGAGCGCATAGGCTTGGCGCGTTGCATTTGCTTGGCGCAAAAGAATTTCCTGCGTTGATTGCGGTTGAGGATGGCGTAAAAGGCTTCAAGCAAGGCGGGGAGGTAACGATGGACAAGGGCGGTGCCGCGTTCGGAGTCTTCCCGCAGATGAGGGGCAAGCGCTCCAAGCAAGACCGCGAAGCCGCCAAGACCTTCCCGATTGATGTAGCCCGAGGGTTTGTCTCTGGCGCCCTTGGTATGCCCGGGGACATCGAGTCACTGGTGCGAATGTTGCCGGGGCTGGACGAGAAGACGATCCTCCCGACGAGCGAGGACATCGAGAAGCGCCTACCTCTACGCTCTGACTCCCCGCTCTCGAAGGCCGCAACCAGCTTGGGCCAGATCGGAGGTGGGTTCTACACCGGGCCATTGTCCGGCGCTAGGGCTGTAACAGCGATCCCCAAGGCGGTCGGCAAGGCAGGCAAGGACTTTGTGATGGCCGCTGGGCAACCGGCTGTCAATGTGGTTAAGCCCAAGGGCGGCAACTGGTTGGCGGACAAACTAAGTTATGAGCTATCGTATTTGAAGCCCACTGACATCATCAACAGCCGGGAAATTCAATACGGCCCTGAGATGGAAAAGGCGGTGCGAGAGCGCATTGCCCAGCTAAAGAATGATGTCGCAACGCCGGGGTATCAAGGCGGAGGCCAGCGCGTCATTGACCACCTGCAACAGAAGCTCGATAGCGGAGAAATTGCAAAGAAGGGCGCGATCAGCAAGTGGGTTGATACCAACCTCACCAACTACATCAAGAACCAGATGGCGACCCCGGAAGACCCGGTACGCCTGATGCTGGACAAGCGCACTGGCGAGATTGAGGCCAAGTTCGCCAAGGACATGGAGCGGGCTGACAGGCT